GCAAACCCTGCATTGCGACGTTGGAGACACCGGGCGGCAGCTTTTTGTAGAAGTTGCCAGCCGAGCGAAACCCCTCTTTGGCTTGCCCCAGATACTTCTGAAAGTCTGACATCAGCGCCGGATCACTAGCGCCCGCCTCGCGCGCTAACTCCGTGCCCTGCCCAAGCAAGCCGCCTTGCATACCATAAGTACCAGCCGCGCCGGATGCTCCAGCCTCTTGCGCTAACTGCGCCGCAGCAATCTCTTCACCGGTTAGCCCGCCTGCCGCGGCCCCCGCCGACCCCGCCCCCGCCGCGGCCCCCGCCGACCCCGCCCCCGACGCGGCCCCCGCCGCTGCCCCAGCCCCCGCCGACGCACTAGACGCCGCTGCCGCTGCTGCCGCCTGTTCAGCCGCGATCATCGCCGCCTCTTCTTCAGCGATCAACAGTGCTGCTTCGGATACGCCGCCATCAGCCATTTATCACCCCCACATGCTCGCCGCAGCCAGGCCAGCACCGAGCAAACCGGCATAAGGATTGGCCTGGTAGTTCTGTTGACTCTGGCTCGTATTCGTCCCGTAATTGCCCGAGGCCCGCGCCAGCGAATTGCCGAAAATGTCGAGTTGCTGATACGGATATTGCATGTATTGGTTGTAATTGTTCAGGTACTGATTCAGCATGTCCTGTTGATAGGACCGCTGTACATCGCCCACGCCGGTCAAGGCTTTGGCGTTGTTCAAGTCGTTCTGTTGCGCTTGCATCGCCAACGGTAACGCGCCGACCTGTCGATTGCGTTCCTGCTGCCAGCCTTGCGAGGCCCGATTCAGGTCATTGGTTTGCGCGGTGAGGCTGTTATTGGCGGCTTGCTGTGCCAGGCCCGCAGATTGATTCCATTGATTAAAATCCATCTGATTCGAAAGGTTTGATAGATTTGAGCCGAGGCCATACTCATTCGCCGCGATCTGCGCATCATGTCCGCCGCCGTGGAAAGCACCCGCATGGTTGAATGCCGAATCAGTCTGCGCCGCCGTGCCAGTCTGATAAGCCCGCGCTACATCGCCCATCGCCCGATCCTTTACAGCTCCGTACATCGGCGAGAAGCCCATGAACGGATTGACCGCATTCTCCGTTTGGATCGTCGCATACGGGTCCTCAAAGCCGCCCGCTGCGGTCAGTTGGTTCATCGCCCGTGCGGTGCGATAGTCAGGCGCATCATTCCCCGCCAAGTTCGCAGTCATCTGCAAGCCTTGGACTTGCGCGTTATTGATCGGCGCAATCTGCATGCCTTGGTACTGCTGATACGGCGTCTGCGTCAAGCCCGAGGCGTTGTTCAGGTAGTCCGTCCAACCCTGCAACGCATAGTCTGGCGGCTTGAATTGCGCCGTATTCGTCGATCCACCACCGCCGCTACCGCCCATAATTCACCTCGCGTTCGAATTTCACCTTCACCGGCTGGAAATAATCCTTGAGATACCGTTCCCAACCTCTGCGGCCATCCATTGCGATCCACTTCGCACCTAATTTCATTGCCAAACTGTCTACGAAGTCCATCGTTTCTCCGACAAACCGCGCTACATCGGCGAAATGCTCACCGTTCTGCGGCGTGGCATAGAGCGTCCAGACATTCATAAACGGCTCATTGGTGAATGAATCATTTTTCGCTTCTGTGATAAAGAACCCCCGGCAATGGTCATCGTCATAGCCGAGGAAAACCTGTGCTTTGCCAATCCGCAAATGCGTAAAAACGTCCTCCGGAAGCCAGCGTTCCGGCGAGACTTCGCGCAAGCGCTCGAGGCCAGTCTTGATAAAAGGCCAGTGGGCATGTAGGTTGACCGGGGTAACATGGTCGAATCTCACGCCACAAACTCGGAGGAAACAGTCCAATGGACGCCGACCAAATCGCCGACCGCGCCATTGATATCGCCCGTCGCCGTGACCAGCACCCCGGTATCGCAGGGTCCGACCTGTGCTACTGCCGTTTGGACGGCCGGCGTAGTGCCATCAATCCGCATCGGCACGGCCCCCGCATTGACCGGGGTAAATAGGGTAATCGTCGGCGCGGCGAGCCTTTGTTTGACCGGGAACTTACAGTCGATATGCACTGCTAGGGCCGTAGCTCCGGCCTTGCCGATAATGCTTGCCGATCCGGTTCCTGCCGTCGCTACGGCAATCGACGCGGCCGGAACGGTCGCATACGGAAAGGACTTTGCGTAGTAGCGCAGACAGCGGCCATACTCATAATCGAATTGCATGGATACCCAATCTACGATATCCGGCCCTTGCGTCATCTGCACTTCGGCAATACCGGTCGCATCGTTAATGCCCCCCACGGTCGAGCGGTAGATCACCACCACCAGGTTTTTCGCATCGGTCGGAATGGTAAAGACGCCCGAGGACTTGACCCAGTTCGCCGTCCCAGTGATTTGCAAAGCACTCCCGGATACCGTAGCGTTTTCCGGGGTCGGTGAAGCGTCAGGCGTAATCAGCGCGAGATTCGTGCCCCAGGTCGGTTCGACGTTATCCGCGCCGATGGCAGTAATAAAGGCGGGCGATGTATCTACTGTGCCCGCTGCGGCGAGCTGCAATAGCCCCAGCCGGAAGTTTGCCGCACTCCCGGCAAATTGCTTGATCTTGCAGGAGAGGCGTACCTTTTTCCCGCGCAGGTGCGACATTTCGTTATGCTCGATAAACTGCGACAGGATGAACTTCGCCGCGTTCGTAGCCTGCGTGATCTTGCCGTAATACCGGGACTCGAGGCCCGATTCAATCGCCGCGGTTGAGGAGTCAACTTGCTGCCAGGACGGAGTAGTGACATTACCGACCGTCACGCTCCAGCGGTCGGCAACGACGCCCGCTCGCGTCGTCGCGGATACCCCAGAGATCGCCGTAGACGCTACTGCGACCTTTTGCTGCACTGAAAAGCCGCCGTTCATGACCACGTTCATCTCTTTAGGACCGGAGTTCCCGAGAATAGAGATCACACCGTTATCGTCCAATTGTTTCAGGCGTCGATCCGCGGTGTCAACATAGATTGCGCTCTTATCCGCTGCCGGAGTAGACGGCGCTGCGCCACGAGTAAAGACCATTCGGCTCATGCAATCTCCAATTCCGCACCGGCAAGAATATCGAGTACCTTGCCTACTGCCATTTCAAAGGCGCTGCCCACTTTGCTAAAGTAGCCTGCGGCAATCGTTACATCCTCGGCCGGTGACATATTGTTCTGCGCCATACCCTCGAACGTGGCCGAACCTAGACTGCTTATCCGCATCCGTTGCAGCGAGTTCGTGCCAAATACAATCGGCGTTGCCGCAGTCACCGTGCCAATGAGCAAGCCATTGCCGGCGCCGGCTGAAATTTCGGAATAGCTACCCAAGGTAATGCCATAGCGCGTGGCGACTCGTCCACTGCCATGCGTGCGAATAGCAATATTCGCAACGTCACCGACGGCTTGCACAATGGTTTGCGCCGCAGTGCCCGCACTGGCATTGGTGACTGTTGAAGCGGTCGCGCCATCTTGCGTAATGGTTTGATGCACTCCACCATTCGTCCCGAGAGTCCACGTTAGCGCGGCATCGCCAGTCAGGACATTAGCCCCGGAGCCATAGCCGATATAGGTATCGGTCAACGCAGGCGCACCCGCAGCAGGACTGCCCCATGACAACGTGCCATTGCCCGCTGCGTCGATTATGGACTGCCCCGGTGCGCCGAAGTCTGTGGGCCAGGTGTAAGTACGCGCCGCGACCGCATTGCCAGCCTTGAATGAAGTCAGGAAAGCACTTGCAGAGTTAGCAAAGGAAAGCGAAGTCGTAACAGAGGATTCTCTGCCGAGCACCACAAAACCGTTATTAGCCCCAGCCTGTAAACTAAGCCGTTGCGAAAGATCGGTTACATTGATGGTTCCGCCTTGCGCGTATCGCGCCGAAAGCGATAAGACGCCTTGATCACCTCCCGGAATGCTCCGCCCGGTAAGCGAAAACGTTGCAGTACCAGTGCTATAGATGGCGCTTTGATCAGTCGGCACAAATCCTGTTGGTGGTGTATTCGTCCAAACCCCGAGTTGCCCTACAATAACCTTGGTCGAGGTCAGGCTCGGCGCTACACTCAACGTTGTTTCCAACGCCCACAACCGTTGATGAACTTCGCGGAATTGCTTATAGAGCGCAGCCCACAATGCTTGATCCGCCTCACTCGCATCCGGCGAGAGTTGCGGCAGTCGTACCGATTCAACGACAGATACGCTCATCGCTCACCCGCGGGAATGAAGGTCGGCACCATGTCCATGATCTCGAGGTCTTGCGCTGTGTTAAATTGCGCCTGGAAAAAGTTGTTGGTCATCCCCGCTTTATCGAGCAGGTCAAAGCGATAATCCGCGCTCATCGTCTTGGTCTGCGAATTACCGAGACCCACTGGAGCCTTGCCGGTCGAAACTATCACGCTAATGCCAGTGGTCGGCGATGGCAAGCGCGAGAAGATCGGATTCAGCCGCGTCAACGTCTGGAGCTTATTCGGCGCACCCATTGCCCATAGCGTCATGCTGGCATCAACCGCCCGCGTGGTGTTGCGGTTCTTCGGCGAGAGTCCTTCCATCGTCAACGTGTAGAGATTGAAGTGGTTAGAGCTGGTCGTGAACGATTGCACGCCCGCCGTCACTGTCGAGAGCGTCTTGGTGCGAAAGTCATCAACGTTCGTCGAACAGAAGATTGGCGCGGTTCCCGCCGACATCTTGCCCCATCGGTTCTCCTTATAGTTCCAGACATAAATCAGCGTATTCGAGGAGAACCAGACGCTAGACTTTGGCTTGTCATGGCCGACGAATAGCGACGTATTGCCATTGCCCATGACTTGCGCTTTGATGGTCTCGTAAATGCCTTGGGTAATCGACTGGGGCCGCGTGCCATCAAACCGGTAAATATCGTCCTTACCCGCAAACACCAGCATGTTATCGACATTGACTACCGACCTATGACCAGCGCAACCAATCTTGTCGCTAATCCGGGTGAAGTCCCAGATCGGCGAATTCGTGCCCGCCCCGACATAGCGCCCGTAATACATCGCCTCGGCTTTGAATACCACTATCCCGTCATTGAGTTTCTTGAGCGCCGTGATCGGGCCCGGCGTATCGTTGAACTGCGCATAAGAGGCTTGCGTAACAGTCGGATTAACCGCCCATACGTTATAGGAGCCGAGGCCGGACCAGGCCAGGATATCAGGCGAGCCAGTCACGCTAGACCATGACGCGCAATCGCCCAAAAAGATGAAGTTAGACACCGACTCGCAACAGTTCGCCTTCGGCGGCGGCGTAATGCCATCGGTCAGGTCAGCGAACAACGTGGCAATGGTCAAGTCCAGCATGTTGCGATACTGCGTGTTAGTGGTCTTGTTGCACGCTATCGCATAGTCACCATAAGCGCACATATCGAAGGCTGATGTTGCATCTTCGCCATACTGGAATACCTGCCCGCCAAGGTTATAGTTCCCCGCCTTGGAGACATTGATAAAGCCGTTGGTGTAATCGTAGACGTTGATCTTTTGGTTGGTGGCTGCGAATACAATCCCGCCCGGCGTCGAGTTCCAGCGCGAGGCAAAGAGTTTGGTCGGAAATGACTCATTGGCCGCCAAGGAATACGTATGCGCAGTGTGCGCGGTTGTATCGTAGGCGACTTGATAGCCCTTGGCGGTCGGGACAAACTCATCCAGGGTCGTGATTAGACCCGGCGTGCGCATATCCGGATCGGGACGGTAATCAAGCATTATGCTGCCGTCACCTGCAAAGCCCCGCCGCCAAAGCGCACCCGCTTGTCCGACGTTCGCAAGCCATTGACCGCGGCGTTATACCCGGCAATGACCTTTTGTAGTTGGGCATCGTCATGCGCAAAGACGCCGCCATGCGCGAGTGCGCCAAACAGATAGATGTCAGAATGATTGGTCAGCAGCCAATTGACCCCGCCGGAGAGCGGGCCAATCTTCTGATAGTAGGTCAACTTCACCGACCGGCCCGCCGCCGGGGGCTGTCCCAACCGGATCGACCCCGCTTCCATCGTGAAGTTCTTGGGGTTTCCCGTAGTCGTGGAGGTGTAGGTCAAGTCCATGACTTCGGGCGTCATGTATTCGAGTTTCTGAGTCGGCGCCCATGTTCCTTTGATGTTGCGCAGTTCAAGGAAGTCTGTCGGCACAGTAATAAACTCGGTCGCAGAAACGGTAGTGCTGGCTTCCTGTGAAAAATGGCGGAAGGGTGCGGAATCGGAAAAGCCACGATTAAAGGCTGCTTCCGCGAGGGTGATCCACTCGGGAGAACGGGTCGCTACATCGTCCCGCTGCGTCCAGTTGGTAATTGCAGTCTGTAATTCAGCGTACGTCGATATTGCCATTGCAGTCCCCTACTTCTTCGGCAGCACCAACCGATCTGCCTGCGTCGTGACAATCACGAAAAAGCCATGTTGCACCTTCTGAAATACCTGTAATTCCCAACGCTTCTGCAATTTGGGCAACCACCAAGAGGACGGTTCAATGATCAAATGCGCGTTCCGTCCGTCCGATAGCGTCCGTATTGCGGGCGTCGTTGCCACACTGATGAAGGCGATTTCAAGGGTCAGAGCCTGGAGGTCGTCCAAGACTTCATCCAAACATTCTGGCTCTATGTGTTCGGCCACATCGAGACAGCAGACCATTTGGGAGGGCAGCGGCCTACCTGCCAGGGAAGGAATTGCCGGATCATACGCTTGCAACTTCATCGCATGATCGACCTGCAAGCTCTCGAACAGACGACACTTGCCAGCCCCATAGTCCAGAATTTCCGCTATTTGGAGCTGATTGCACAACTTTGACACAAACGGCGCGTAAAGTCTACTAGCGGTTCCATACTGATCATCCGCATGGGCGTCTACCTGCGTTTTGAGGTATTCGGGGGTGATCAGCATAGCCAGTCCTTTTTAGCAATTTCATATTCTGGCGACTGCTGATCTGGAAACCGAATGGTGATATATGGCCCCATCGCGCACCATTCTCCGCTGAATTCTTCACTAATTACCGCGCACTCCCGCCCCTGCCAGCCGCGCAGCTTCTTACTCGTTTTGCGGAGATTTTCCGGGATATTTAGTATCATCCGGTCGCCCTCATCGCCCGTTCCCAGGTTACAAACCACTCATCGGCATGGGGCGCATCGGCATGTTGCGGGAAAGCTGGGATTCCCGCGGTAAAATGCAGGATATGCGCATCCCAATTCTGACCGTGTTCATCGGCCAACCAATTCCACTCGATTGGCAGTTCGCCGATCAGTTCATCCGGGATAAAGCGCAATTGCAGGCTGTCGAGATCGTCGCTCGCCCCTTTCCATGCCAAATGCCAGCAGTTGATGAGCATGACCGAGGCCCATTGCTTGCGCTCATAGTCCAAGTTCGGACTTTCCATGCTGGTGCCACGATATTTACGCGGATTTTTGGTCTGATAAGCGTGTTTAACGACTTGGACGGCCTTTTTCGGATCGCGCAAGGCTTCCAAGGCCGCTAAATCGGCCCGACAGAGCATATCCGCCCCGTCCATGAAGATAGCCCCGCCCTGGTAGCCGCACAACCGGGGGATAGCCAAGCGTGCCCAGGTAAAGCGATTAGACCCGACATTGCGATCTGCGACCTGCAACAATTGCGAGGACAACGGCGTGAAGCTGACCGGGCAGGAGGCGTATTCCAACACCGACTGGACGAAGGTATGCAGCCCCGCCGCTTCGCGCTCGTCCCAGCCGGTAAACAAGCGGATTTCAGGCATAAGCAACGCATTCCTCGCAAACCGTGCCTTTTACATCCTTTTTCAGGTGCGCTTCCCGCAGTGCAACAAAATGCGGGGCGTGCCAGGCTTCCATGAAGGTTTGGGTATTCAGGTCGCCCATCTTCCACCGTGCATCGGCGTCAAAACAGCAGGCCGACAGAAAACCATCAGCGGTAACGTGCCCCTCGGTGAACGCCGACCAGCAGGGTAGCGGCTCGCGTAAGTTCTCCAGTCGTCCCTGATTGCCTGCGGTCGGCTTATAACCCAACTCCGCTTCGCGGGCTGTCGCTAAGCTCCCCATGGAATATAGCGGTAGCCAGTAATGCTCGTCCACATAGGGCAAGACTCGCTCTTTAATGAGCGCTTCCATCTTTTCTTGTTGCGCCCCATCGTACTTGATCGACGAGGCATAGAGGCCGCACTTATAACCCGCTGTATCGCGGACTTCCCGGGCCGTTTGCAGGTTGTTGAGCGCCTTGGAAAAGTATTTCGGCGATACCCCCATAACTTCGGTGAATTGCTCCAAATCGGCAGCGTTAATCGAGAACTTGAGCGAGTTCAGGCCCGCCGCCATACACGACGCGACTACCGAAGTGGTGGCTAAACTGCCGTTCGTGGTCAGGAATATATACGGGACGCCGATATCCTTGCAATGCTGGATCGCCATCACCAGCAAGCGCGGATTCATGAACGATTCACCGAGATAGAAGAGGCCGATTTCCTCTACGCCCTCGGAGACCATATCCACCGTGATCCGCTTGAACAGCTCGAAGTCCATGTCCGTTTTCGGCTGTTCCTGTCGGGTCCGGAGCGCACAGAAGCCGCAGCGATAGTTACACCGTCCGGTCAGTTCGATCTTGACCGACTTCGGGGCCGGGGGTGCGGCTTGATAAGCCTTGATCTGCGTAATCGCGTCGATTCTGTCAACTATGCCCAAGGAGATACCTCGCTTTGCGAATGGCGCGGTCTTTGGCTTTATTCCAGTCGCCGCGCTGGTGAATGACTTGCACTGACCGATACCACGGAATCGTATCCTTTTCTGCCGTGCCATAGCGCCATTGCCCACCATCAGGGACAAAGACGATACAGGGAATGCCTAAAGCCCCAGCTAGATGCGCCACTGCCGTTTGCATGGTAATGACCAGATCGAGCGAAGCGACCAGCCCCGCTACATCGTCATAATCCTTGGTCAGGGTCGCCGCGGGATATTGCACAATTCGCGTCCCGGCAATTTCCGCTTTCGCGTCCTTGTATTGGAGCGAGACATAATGCCCATTGATCGCCGCCATGATCGGCTCTAGTTCCGCGACCGGCCACGTCCGGAACTTCGCTCCGGTCCACTGCACCCCGCCCGTCCAACCAACCCCAATCGCGGGTTTGCCCTTAGTTGACCAGAGCGCCTTCCACATCGCCACGCGCTCGGGATCGGCAGTAAGGTATGGGGTGCCCGGAAACTCGGCATTAACAGTGCGATATAGCGGCCCGAGTTCGCCGCTGGAGATCGAGGCGTCCGGATGCTGATCAGCCTCCGCCCACGGCAAGCCATTTTTATCCCAACGGGTACCATAGACGCTGGCTTGCGGGAAGGAGCGTTGAAACAACCCCGCGAGCTTGGCATCGCACTCAATGACCGTCTTTTTTGCTACTTTCATCGCGTCCGGAATCATTGAGGCAAAGCATATTTCGTCGCCGAGCCCTTGTTCGCCGTAGATAATGAGCGACTTCCCCGGTGTGCCATCCCATTGCGGCTCATCCGCGAATTGCACCTTCTTCCGGTAATTCGTGCCGAGAATGTAGGAATAGCCCCACCAGCCCTCTTCCCATTTTTGTTGGGCCAGACAAGCCGTCCCGAGATTAGCCTTAGCTTTGAAGTTTTCCGGATCAAGCGCCATTGCTTGCCGGCCGAAATGTTCGGCCTCTCCCCACCGTCCGCGGGTAATGGCGAGGCCGGACATATTAGCCAGGATAAGCGCCCGCTTATCCGGTTTGGGGTCCAGCGCTAGGGCTTTTTGATAGCAGGCAAGCGATTCTTCGCCGCGGTAGAGTTCGTCATTGAGGCGGCCGAGATTGATCCAACCCTCGCAGACTTGCGGGGCTAGCGCCGTCACCCGCGCGGCGAACTGATAGGCGGTCGTGAGGCGTTTGGCCTTGTCATTGATGGTCGAGGCAATGACCAGATACGGCACATTATCCGGGTCGTCCAGCAATGCAGCGTTGCACAAGTCCCAGGCGGCATCCAACTCGCCCTCGATACACAGGTCAGCCGCCCTTTTTAGACGTGGGTCTTTTGGGTGACTTTGAACGCTGGCAGATCGCAGTTTATCGCCTGCAACATCGCTTTGGTGCAGTTCTTGTCGAAAATGTCGATCCCCTTCTGGCGCAGATTCAACACTTCCGTCATCGGCAATTCCGCATAATGCCAAAAGTTCTGGCGGATGCCTTGATCCGTTAAGCCCCAGTTTGCTTTGTTCTTGCATTGGTCGATTAACTCCGTTACGTCTTGCTGTTGATGAACGGTTACTACGCCATCGTCCCAAACCTGCGTTTCACCGATGCCGGTTACTGGGTCATATTCAAAAAATTTGCTCATGTTTCACGTGAAACCGGGGGTTTCCCCCCGGTCCCTATCCGTTACGCGCAGCCAGCCACTTTGAAGGACGACAGCGGATTACGCGCTACCAATCCATACTCCGTGATGA